CCCGGTAGACTTGTTACCAAAGTCCTTTCCGGGTTTTGCCTTCTAATTTAATAGCGAGGTCTTGCAAGCCAGATTAACTGGATACTTTTAATAAAACAGTTACAATAGCTCCTATAGCAGCAGAAACTATACAACTGACAACCCACGTCAAACCCGAAAGCATAAAACGGATATTGTCACGTTGAATTTCTTTCATTAATTCTTTTATTCTTTCCTTAACACCTTTATCATCCGCTATAATCTCCTTAACGACATCGCTTACACTGTTTTTTATAGAAACTTGAGATTTTGCTGCTTCACAAAAGAAATCCGCAAATTTGTCCGGACGATCAATTCTATCCAGCTTAGATTTAAACTCTTCTGATGGACTATAATCATCATGTTTACTTACATTTGCCATCGGTATTTTCCTTCTTTACAGAATGTTCTGCTGGTTCAACTGTAATAAGTTCTCCATTCTGTTTAATTTGAATAAACTTATTCTCCGTCACCAACAAAATACTAACAGCAAAACGAATCAGAGCTTGAGCATCCACAAAATTATAACGCTTCATAACCTGTTCAAATTTCTCAATGTCTCCATTAGTAAATTCAAGCAACATATGCCCGTCTTTTTTCTCTTTTTCAGTAATCATGGTTTTATCCTTTCAACATTAGAATACACACAAATTCTAAAAAATCAATTACCGATACTCAAAAAAAGTGTTGCAACATCTCACACCCCCGCCAAAATAAGCATAAAAGCGCGCGCAACGTTTTCAGCATATTCAGGATTAAAAAGGGCGACAACCGCAACAACGGCTGCCGCCAGACAGATAAGCTTCCACTTGTGACGTCTTATTGATTTTACCATAACATCACCCCGAAAATAAAACCATAGATTAATTCTGCCAGATTCTTCGGCTCGCCGCACCATTCCGGCCACTCAAGCATTTTCGGAAAACGCTCAAACAACTCCCAGCAGCTGTAATATACCGGCGAACCAGCCAGACCAATAATAATAAAGCTCCAGTCACCCAATACCGCAGCCGGAACAATCATCGGCAACCCGTAACGCAGCCAGCCGTACCACCAGTCATACATTCCCACATATTTAGGCTTGCCCAGCTTGTCATAAACCCAGTCTAACGGCACGCGATACCAACGGTCATAACTTTCCGCATTCTGAAACGGACTGCGGCCACAATCCAAAATCTCGCCCACCGCCCGGCTCCAGAACTGAAACTGAATCCACACCGCCAGCAGTAAGGCAACCCACCAGATTGTCCGGTCGTACAAAGCCGCAAAAATCGCGGCAACCATCACCGCCGTTTGCAATCCCCTGTCTCCCAGCCATTTATATTTCTCGTCAAAGCCGCCACCGAACCAACGCCGCAAAAAAGCCCACAACAAACCATTTAACAGACTCATTTATCCCTCCATTATACAAAAAAAGCCTCGGATTTCTCCGAGGCCAAAACTCACTTTTTAATCAAAAAGTAAATTTTTATTTTTCTTATGATAATAATAAATCTTATTATCACTAATCTCACCTTCCTTTCGCAAAATGCGGAAAGAAGTTGATACTTAATTTACTCTTGACTTTAGAATAAATTAAAGTTATCCTATAACTGTGGTTGGAGTTATAGGAACGTCAACTCCTTTCCATAGTTATGGAATTTGTCCGGTGTGCTGACCGGACTTTTTCTTTATACCTTATAACATTTAAAAGTCAATTAAGAACCCCTGCCATTTCTAAACCTTTTATTAATATTTCATTACTATACGGCTGCTCACCGTTTTCATGACGAATAATCGCCTTTACCAAAACCAACAACGTCGCTTTGTCACGCATGGTTATCGGCTCATCGGTATCAACGCCCAACTGTCCGGCCACACTTTTAATATACGATTCCGTATCGTTCTCGTTTTCCGGCGCATAGCGGCTGACAATCTTCCGAACCGTATTCAGCCCATACTTTTTCTCATAATTGAGTAAAACCTTAGCCAGCGCCCGGATGCCGTATTCCGGCGACCGGAAAACACAAAAAGAGCTGTCAGTTTGTTGTTCTGCCAGCCCTTGCCACGCGTCCCCATGCCGAATATTCCCCGGATTGTTATTCCTAATCCCTCTGCTCGCCATTTCTCCTCCTTTTGCCTTTCTCAACGCACATAAGGTCAAGCTTTACCTTGACCTCGGTTAAAATATTATTCTGTGAACTCACCAGCCGCGCCAAATCTTCTATTTTATTGTCATAAGCTTCCTGCTGCCTTTCCAAAGCCGCAAGCCGCGTTTCCTGACGGGCTTTCCATTCTCCGATTCTCATAAAATTTATAAATACGCCGCCGAGCGCAATCACATGCCCGGCAACCTCCCAATCCATTTCCAAATTTTCCTCCTGCTGCTGAAAAAAAATAATAAAAAAGAGGAGCTATGCCCCTCTCGTTAAATTTTAACCATTTCCGAAGAATGCTCTGCCTCATAAAAATGCGCTTTGCCAATATCCTTCAGCGCTTTGGCATTGTCTTTAACCATATCTGAGAGTTTGCCAAGCTCATCAATCGAAATTTCCTTATTGTTTTTACTCTGAATATAGCGGCTTATGGCATCCATCATCATTTTGACGTTTAAGCGTACGTCTTCAAAAAGCTGTCTTTTCTCTTCACTTGTCATCTCAAACCGTCCCTTTCGTCTTAAGTTTGCTGAACAAACCGTTAACATCGCTCAACGAAAGTTTATACGTTGCGCCCAGCGCCGGAATTGCAATCTCGTCAAGTTTTCCCAGTTCTTCCGCCGAAATCTGCTCCAAATCGTCAATATTGATTTGTCCGTCGACGGCCAACGTTTCTAAAAACTTTCCCAGCTTATTGCGGATAAAAACGCGGGCAGCAATAGAATTAAGCGCGCTTGACGTCGACAATTTCACATTTTTGCTAAACAGCTCAGAAACAAATTCCTCAACTGTTGCAACGGCATCACTAACTCCGATATTCATATTTTTTACTCCTCAATGAAAAAAGCCGGGGACGGCAGCAGGATTCCGTCCCCTTGCCACATCTATTTTGCAGATGCGGCAGCGGCCTTATTGGCAATGATTACACCCTGTGCGCCTGCGGCTTCGGTCTGAATTGTCTGCGGCTCTAACGCAACCGGAACACATCCCGGCAGCGGCTGCGGACAAATCGCACCCAAAGGCACAACTTCCTTGGTGATTGCATTGACACGGGAAGTCAGGCAGCTGACACGGCCGTTAATCGCGTCAAATTCACGATTAGCCATCATAAACTGATAATCGTTTGCCTGTTTGTTCAGAGCAATCTGCTTATCATGCTCAGCCAGCGTTTTGTAAGTCGTTTCAAAGTTATCACGCATCTTTTCCAAAACATCTGCCTTTTCAGCAGCGGTCTGTTTGTAAACTTCCAAAATTTTCGCATCCGTCCGTCTGTCGGATTCGAGTTCGGAAATTCGCTGCGACTGATTCAGCTCAAAACGGTTAACCAGTGTGTTATCTGAACAGTCCTCGCCATTGCGGTGACAACCACGAGCGTCAGATTTGCTGACCTTTGTTCCCAAGGCTGTCGCGCCGGTTGCCAGGCCTGACGCAGCCAAAAGCGTGTTAAACACGTTCCAGCCGCCCATGCCCCACATCCCGGCATTTGATTTAACTTCTTCCATGAAGATTCTCCTTAAATAAATAAGCCCCATTGCTTACATATTTAAGTTTAAAGAAAATAATAAGCCCATATAATGATTAACGCCTGTAAAAAACTGCACCGTCAACACCGCAAATACTCCCAGTGTGACTGCGCTACTGCTTTTTGCATGGCGGAATTATGCAAATAATACATACGCCGCTCACAAACCCCGGCTGCCGGCCAAACCTGCTTAAAGCCCAACCCGTCGACGTAACGGCTTTTCATAATAATAAACTCGAGGTCTGTCAGTTCCAAATCCTCAAGTTTTTTCAAAAGCAAGTCCTTGTTTTTGCGACCCATGCGTTTAAATCCGCATATGAAGTCTTTTAAAGTTGACTCTTTTGCCATCTTTTGGTCTACTCCTTTGTGCATTTGTTCAAGTGCATAGAGAGTAGGAAGTTAGCTATAGATAGCTTCTCTTTGCCAGAAAACCGCTGGCAAGGCGGGGAGGTGCGAACTCCCCGTCCTCTTTCTAATTATTTATCCAATCTTATATATCTAAACTGCGCCCCGCCGCTGATTGCGACATTTCCGCCTACGCTTAGAGGGCTTCCGCCGCCTCTGCCCCAGTTGTTCAGGCTGCAAACTGAAGCCGTCGGAGTATCGTCATGAACGCCGCGAGAGCCGGTATTACCGTTTGTGGATTTCCTCTGTTCAAGAATTTGTAACGAACCGTTAACGGAAATTATACCGGGATCGCCGCCATACCCACTGACAGTACCGGTAGACCTTTTTCCGCCTCCGGCCGTAATCATGCGTACACCGCCAAGTTCAAGAAAAGAATCTTGCCCATTTGTTTCATTTTGTACACCTCCGGCGTAAATCTTGCAGTGCTGTTTAACCGGATTGTAAAAAGCGCCTTCCCAAGCAGCTCCCGAACCGCCGTGATTGTGAAACCATGTTCCGTAAGCCCATCGCAGATCATCTCCTCCGGCGCCGGCAAGAATAAGGTCATAAACCCCTGCCTCAAGCTCGGTTTCAAAAGTTCCGGGACCGGTCTGATACCAAACCGCAGTTCCCGGATCATAAGGGTCAGCCTGCCAGATAAGCTGGCCGCCCTTGTAAATCTTTTTGATTTGGGTTGACCCTTTGAAAATCTTTTTTATCTGCGTTGACCCTTTATAAAGTTTAGGCATTGCCTCTCCTTTTCATCCAATAAAGAAGCCGCCCGAAGGCGGCTGTAAAATTAACCGGTAACGAAGTAATAGGTTTCACTGTCCGGATTCGACGGTAACGCTGAAACAATCTGGATAAACGTATTTTCATATCTCAGCTTTCCGGTTGTTCCGTCACGGCTAATCCCGATTTGCATCATATTCGCGCCATTGAAATCCCGCATGCGCATCACATGATAATCCCTGCCGTTAGATGAACGGCCGACATAATTATCCGCATAACGCACCCCATCGGCACTGTCCCAGTAAACATAAGCATGTTCGCCGGGGATAGCGGCATCAGCACCGTCAATCGCCAGCGCTTTATTCGACCTTATCCGCAAAGTTCCCTGCATCTGTCCGCCGGAGTTTGTAATCAGCTGTAACGGCTTGTAGCGTATATAGCTGTCAAAATTCCAGGGAGAAGCGTTTTGATTGACAATCAGCGCCGTTTTAAACCCGCGTTTTCTGTTCCAAACGCCGCCATTGCAGCGATACAGATAATTGTTCAGCGTATCCCACCAAAGCGCATTTTCAACGTTGCTTGTCGGAACGGAATCCTGTTCATGCCAGTTGTAATTCGCGGATGAATTAATGGATAAGGAATCAATGTCAAAATATGACGTCTGATTATCCGCAAACCAAGTATAACTGCGAAAATAAGGCTTATCAATCTCATACTCGATATAGTTATAAGACCCGTCTTCGTTAATCCCGTCCGGCACATAGCCAATCAGCCCCGGATAAAAAATTTCCATGTTCAGGCAATACCCCTGCCCATTAAAAACATCATCCAGCGTTGATTTTCCGGCCACGTTTCGCGTTGCCATACCCAACGGCAGATAACACTCTTGTCCGTTATAATAAATGCGGTTTTTCTTATCTTTCGTCAGATTTGTGTCTGCTTTTGAAATCAGGATTATTTCTTTCGTGTCTTTCAACAGCAAAACGTAACAAGGCACTTTGCCCTCAAAGGTCATTGTAAAGTTTATATCCTGCTCGATGGTATCAGCAACACTCTGGCTGGTAAAGACCTTTGACCCGGCTTTCAAGGTCAAAACCTCGCCGGACAGGGAAAGAATAACATTACGCCGTGCATAACGCACCCCGGAGGGAATATCTGTTCCGTTCAAAGCCTCGTCTGTCAACATCTTGGCGTTTTCAGCCCAATGCTTGGCGCTTCCCTCCGGCCGCTCGTCCAAACTCCCAACCGCCCATTTGCGCGCCTCTTCTGCCGAATTTGCTGCCCCGAGAGCCGAAGCGTCAACCGCTTCCTGCTTTTCGGCAGCATTGGCGTTAAACGTGTCAGTTTTTTCAGCGGCATTGTCATCATAAGCTGCCTGCTTTTCGGCAGCGTGCGCATCAAACCCGGATACTGTCGCCGCCGCGCTGTCCGCACTGGCCTTGGCATTATCTTCAGAAACTTTGGCCGCGGCCGCGCTCACTGCGGCTGCTTTGGCCGAAGCGTCAACGGAAGCCTGTTTTTCTGCGGCATTGGTATCAAAAGCCTCTGTCAATTCGTCAGATAAAGCGGTTAATTCTTGCTTTTTCTCACTGGTATACGCCTCAATATCCGGCTTCGCCGTATCATCAACATAATCATCAATTTCTTTTTGGGCGATCAAAACTTCGTCATCTGCTTTTGCAGCAATCTCGTCTTTTTTCTCTTGTGTAAAATTATCAAGATCCGGTTTTATAATATTTTCGACATAGCCTTTGATTTCATCTTCACCATTGCGAACAAAAATAAACCCCTCGGGATTAACCTCGCTGTCCGTCTCATTAATAACAACTTCAAGACCGAACACCTCATTATCATAATAAATAATGTCGCTCATTCTTTTTAATCTCCCTTGGTAAACTGGTCTGTTACCTTAAAATATGCTTTGCACCCGGCTTTCGGCGGATAAACCGTAAATTTCTGCCCGTCGATAAACTGGATTTCAATATCCGTATAATAAGTACCGACCGGAATATTGGTATCTTCCGGTGCCAGCTGCAAAACCGTTTTGCCATTCATCGCATCAACGTGATCCGTCACTTCTTTTTTAATCAGCGGCTGTTCGTCAGGACTTGCCCTGACTTGCATACGAAGTATTGCATTTGTTAAATCAATCGGGGTTTTTTCTCCTCTCTGATTAAAGGAAAATTTAAGGGGGATATTTAACGTATCCCCCTGCGTAATCACAATCCCCGTTGTTGAAAGTCTGGATGTCATCGCCTAAACCTCCGCTTTTGCTTTAATAAAATAGTTAACCGCATAGTTTTCCGGCGTCACATGCGTGCTGGCGCCGTAAATGCCGCTGGAAATCGAAGCGTCAATGCGAAAACGGCTGTACTTCGCCCCCAAAGCGCCGGAACCGGCAACATAACGGCCGCTGCCTTCGGTAACAATACAGCCTGAACCTTCGCCCACGTTACAATAAGATGAATCTGACGATGCCCCGGTAATGTTCGGCAAGCCCTCATTCTGTTTTGTAAAGAAATTACCGGCTGAATTTCCGCCCAGCCCGCGCAGAAACGCGCCTTGATAATTCGGAACATTAAAAGTCGTTGTTCCATTTCCTGCGCCGAAATTAACCCCGATAACCTTAAACAAATCGGGATAATCGGCGCGGTTTATTTCCTGGCCGTTGCACAATAGCCAGTTATCATGATTAGACGTCTGTAAAGAAGTTTTAATATCCCCGACTTTCATACCGCTGTTAATATTGCTCAAAAGCGTCTTTTTTAATTCGCTGATTTGGTCCTTTAACTGTTTAAAGTTAACCGCATCTTTATCCAGCGTCGCATCACGCAGATTCTTGACCTGAAAATTCCCGGCATCAAAATCATCTTTCATCGGAACTCTGCCATCGCGTAAAAAACATTCGTTAAGCCCCGCCGCAAAATTATCATCTTCCTCATCGTGATGATCCGTCACAATTTCAATATCATTGCGCCGGTCATCTTCCCAATTATGCACCCGGGTAAAGTTCCCTTGGCTGTCGTATGGCATTCCTTTTATCCTCCAATAAAAAAAGGCAGCCCAAAGACTGCCCGTTAAAAAACTTTTCAAACGTCAATTTCTTGACAAACCACAACTTTCCGCATATAAAAGAAAAGTCCGGTGTTACAGCACCGGGCTTTTTCTAACCTAAGAAAGGTGTTAATCACCTAACCCTTTCCGATAGAGTTAGGATAGCTTATTTAAGCCCCTTTGTCAAGAGGCTTTGAAGCGATTAACTCCTTTCGCATCATGAAAGGAGGCTTGCTGTGATAATAAGACTTATTATTATCATAAGTAAATTAAAAGTTTACTTATGTGTCAGAAAGCATAAGTAGGCTTGGAGAGGCGGATAAAACCGCCTCTTTTACTACTTTTTCCCGACAAACTCCTCATTAACATAACTTCCGACAAAAGCCGGATTCGCTCTGGCCATCGCTTCCAACAAAGCACTTCTCTCCGTCGGCAAACCGTTAAGAAGATGTTGCGCCGCCTTTCTGTTGGAATATCCGTATAACAGTTTGTTCACCTTGTCTGCAATACTGCCATAAATCGATCCCTTAGTTTCCCCCTTTTCGCTCAGAGGCCTTTCTGCGGCATCCGGTTTAACAACCTGATTTTTTGCCCTCTTCCGCAAATCAGACATCCGTTCAAAAACAGTTTCATTTTCTGACACAACCTCTTTCAGACTTTTAAACTGTTTTTCCGGCATCAGCTTCTTCAGAACGTTATAATCATCCTGAATTGCCTTGGCAACGCTCTTCGTCTCTTTCACGTCATCCAAAATCTTGGCAATTCTCCCCTGCAGGAAAGCCCGGCGATCTCTGGCCGACTTAAATCCCAGTCTTTCAAATTTCACCTCGCTTGGCTTGAATTTATACCCTTTCTCATAAAAATCTTCCAAAGATTTGGCTTTGGATAAACTTTTATCGTAAGGTTTAATCCCGGAAGGCTCTAAAATCTGATTTAACCTGTCTTTCACCTCATAAAGCTGTACCGTATATGGCGTATCTTTAGGCGGGCCGATTAAAACGTTTTTATCACGAGAATCTTTAATCATCTGATCAAGCACTTCACTCGCCCGATGTGTTGCCCCCAATGACCCGACTTTGTCAGTAGACATCCTGCCCCCCTGACTAATAGCCTCAGAAAGAGCATCTCTTTGATATTCAGACAACCCCTTCTTATAATCATCCAGATTAGGCAGTTTATTATTGACAACAACTTGCCGATGTGGCATAATATTGTCAGTCATTGGAGGGAGGCTATGTGTCAGCCCTGCGTTACTTCCAACGACATTGCCGCTCAAAGACACATTTTGAACGGTTTTCTTTAGCTGATTGTCAACATAATTTGCATCTGTGTTAAATTTATCATACAATTTTCCGTCTTTTTTTGTAATGAAATCAAAAAACGGCTTACCGTTAGTATCATACTTTTTAACAACATACCCTTTGTTTCCCAAAGAAAACACAATATCTGGATTGCTAAGAGTATTTGACAGCGTTCTTGTATATTGTCCCCTGTCTCTTTTGTTTGTATAATGACCGATAGTCCCGTCAATTTCAACATTACTTTTTGCAGCCCTGTCTTTCAAAATTTTCCCCGCCTCTTCAGGAGATAATTTATTTTTCGGCAAATTAAATTTTGATTGCGCCGGATAAGCTGACAACTGCCCTCTTGTCGGTGCAGCATTAAACAGTTCTTTGCCTGCATTTTGACTGATAAAATCATTATACCGCTGCCGCTGGTTTTTAAGAGCCTGATTAATATCCAGCTTTCTTCCCGTCAGCCGGTCTAATTCTTCAGACATTTTCGCATTGGTATTACCCAATATTTCCGGCGCGTCTCGTTTAACCTGCTTTGCAACATCATCGCTGGCCTGAATACCGCGTTTTAATATCTTAACCGAATCATCATCAGACAATACATTGGCTAAACCCGTTTTTTTCCCGGCAGTTCTTAACTTCGGACTGAAATCCCTTAAAAATTCTCCTCCTTTTCCCAAAGCCGCTCCTAAGGCAGCCCCTGTTAAACCGCTCATTGGAGCATTAATTACCGCATCCGCCAGTGTATCCGAACCGGTTGCTCCCCAAGCCGCACCTTCAAGACCACCGGCAGCGGCCAGCCGGCCAAGACCTTTCAGCCCCGTTTTTCCGGCCAAACCATAGGCCAGATTTCCGGTTGTCGCACCGCCACCGCCAATTTCAGCCAACAAATTTGCCGCCTTGTTTAAGCCGCCGACACCGGCCGCTTCTGCCTGAGCCTGATTTTCTGCCTGTTTTTTGGCATACATATCTCCCAAATATTTTCTGTTAGCCCAGTCATACGCACCAAAAGTAGCGGCATTGGTTATTCTGTCCATGCCGCTTTCAATACCGCCGCCAAATCCTTTCAAAGCCTCCCAAAGCACACCATCCATATAACTGCCTTTAGGTTTTGCCCTTTGTTCCTCCCGCAAAGGCAACAAAGGAGGAGCTTTATAATTGCGGACATCGTCAACAGTTACGCCTTCAGATGCGATATATCCGTCAATATCGCTTTCCGGCGCATTCATCGACACCATTCTTGCGACATTCCTTTTAATTTTTGCTAAATCTGCCATTATTCTAACCCATATTTTGATTTATAATCAGTCTGCTTTCTGTCCGTCAAATAATCATTTTTAAAATTTTGAATTTGCTGTTTAATATATGTCGGACTCATAGACGGATCAATCGTATACCTATAAGCTTGCGCTTCAACAGCACTATTCAATTCAGAACCGGTCAAACCTGTTGCCGCCAGCTTCTGCCTCAAAATAGCATTCATCTGTGAGTTTGCCGCATTAATATCAGCCTGATTCATTCCGCCCTTAACTGAAGAAATACCGATACTTCCCAGTCTTCCTTGAAACGGACCAATCCCTGCCCCGTTAGACAAAGCGTTTTCAGCTCGGCTGATAGCTTCATAAGCACTAGGTTTTAGGGCTTCAAAATCTTTTCTTGCAGATTCTTTTTCGGCCAAAGCCTTACCTGTATACATATCATAAGCCCCTTGCCCTTTTTTTCCTAACTCCGCAACGCCTAAAGGACCGCTAACCAACGCGCTCCCAACAGCCTCGCTTCCCGGACTAACCAAAAGAGCAGCTCTTTCCGGCCCGAACTTTTCGGCAAAATACTCATAATTCCGAATTTTATCTGTCAAGCCGCTCTGACCGGCTTTTTGCCTTTGAATATCAAGCAAAGCCTGATTATAAACATTTTTCTGCTCATACTGTTTTGCCGAAATCGGGTCATAAGCCATCCAAGACTTCATAAAAGCCTCATCATCACCGGATGCGCCGGCTGACCGTATATCATCAAGCAAGGCCTGATTTGCCAGCTTTTGATTATAAGCGCGTTGATTTTCCTGATATTGCTGTTTCCAATCCATCCCGTTTTTAAAAGCATCAATCGCATCAGCCAAACTAACTCCAGGAACTGCCGGTGTAACGGCATTATTTGCCAGTTGCGCGGCAATCTGCGCCCCTCTGTTATATTGCACCATCCTGTTAACCTCCCGTTATTGTTTCCCCTGCCTTTTTACCAGCGGCAGCACCAGCCGGCCCGCCGAAATACATTCCGGCAGCCGTTACGCCGGCATTAATCAATCCGTTCCAGAAATTATTCTTTGACGCCTGCGCCTGTGCTTTCTGCTGCGCCATAGTGTTTGCCATATTCCCCAGAATACTGTATTTGTCCATAGCAATGTCATAACCGCTCGGCGAATTTGACAACAACGCCAAAATCTCCTGAATCGGCAGCATCCGTGCCGTATTTGTAAAATTACCGGAACTTATGGCATCAGCCAAACTCTGGCTAAAAGCGTTCTGACCGCTCAAAACCGCCTGATTGGAAGCGTTTGTCAAAGCCTGATTTTGTTCTTTCTCCAAATCGTTCATTGCCCGCTGATAAGCCTCGCTGCCCACAGAAAGCCCCTGATTGGCCAAACGCGTTTCCAAATCTGCCCGGCGCTGTTCAAACTGCGGCTGAAAATTATCAACCATGCTGTTATAATAAGCCTGCTCTGCACGCTGTCTGGCGGCGTCAGACGCGTCAACCGAATAAATATAATCCGGCCGGTTGCCAAGATTTTGGCTCATTTGCTCGCCATATTCCGCCATATTTTTATTGGCATTGTCAACCGCCGTTGTATCAATCTTGTTCAAGGCATTCAGACCATACCAAGCCGCATAATTCTGAGCTGCCGTCGGATTTCCACCAGATCCGCCCATCATTCCACTCATTTTTCATCACTCCTTAAAAACTTACATTCGGATTTTAACATCCCCAATAAAAAAACATCTTCGCCGTTATCCCGCGACTGACGCTTTATTCCCTCAATCTGAAAACCAAGCCGCGTGCAAAAATCAAGGCTCTTTACATTGCTCCGGCTGATTAAAAGGCTGATACGCCGAACTTTAAGAGCTTCAAAGGCAAAGCTAAAGCAAAAATTCAGGATCTTGCGCGTACACCATGACGGAACTGTTGTATAAATTGTTAAAAATAGCTCGTTAGCCGAAATACCGTGATAAATCAAACCGCCGACAAGTTTTCTGCCCTGCTGAAATCCAAGCGTTACCAAATAACCGCCTAAATTTTCTATTTTTTCATTTACACCGCGACAAACCCAACCGGCAATCAGATTATCCTGATCCCGCACAATTTCGACCATAACGCCCCCTTTTCCCCCTTAGCCGCTGTAAAAGTTCGGAGAGTGTCCTTCCATCTTCTCCCATGGCACTGTAAAAGTGCGATATATGAGTCGAGTAGCAGGCGTCAAGGGCAAAAGTACCGCAGCGTACACAGTAGTACGTGAGGACACTTTTGACCCGAAGACAACGCACTAATCGACCATAGAGCGCACTCTTATATGATGCCGACACCTTCCTGATACCTCAACCCCGTATCATACCATTCAATCAGATTTCCGCGTGTTTTTGTCTTAAAAACAACGCTAAACTTAAAGCCCGTTGCGGAATTGCCAATCCACTGGCTGCGAATAGTTCCCTGCAAAACCGCCCATCTTGTCCCCGAAGGATGCTCAAAACTGCTCCATTTTACCTGGTCCCACTTCGTCAGCCCGGCTTTGCCGATATTTTCAACATAATCAGTCTTTGACGTTCCAAAATCAGTATTCGTATAAATGACCAAGGCAAACTGGTTAAATGCAATCGTTCGCGGATTCAGCAGCTGAACCTTTTTAAGATTAAAACTACCCAAACGGGTAAAAGCCTGTTCAACATGCCCCTCAATATAATTTCGGTCATCGGCATGGCCTTCATCAAACAACATGACACCGTCAATCGTTCCGAAATATGCCCGCGTCTGATAAATTCCCCAGCAAAAGGCACGAATATTCGTAAACCGACACCAAGCACCTGTTGAAAGGTTAATGACATGCTGTTCATAAGCCTGGTTATAAGGAACATTGAAAATCGCATAACCGCCGCGACTGTAAATAATAGACTGCCAACCGAACTTATTCCGGCCGGTTGCCGTTCTTTCCAACACTAATCCGCGGATTTTGTCAGAAAAGGCTATTTGAGAGTTATTTGCCCGTTCAATCGGCAAAGCCTTGGACAAAGGCAAATAGCCGTCTTCGGTAATAACAATAACATCACCCTGATATTGCAGCGTACAACGATAACCTATCGGCCGGCTGATACGGTAAACCCCTTTCAAAACCCAGTCATCAGCAGAATTAGGATTACTGCCGGCATAAACCAGCGCCTCGCCTTCTGACGTCAGGAAAACCGTCAGATCGTCCATTCCCTGCCCGCCGTCCTGCGTCCATGAAGCAACGGCCACCAGATAACCGCCGTCGCGCGCCACTGTTGTCATATCAAAGGACAACAAATTACCCTTGATTTCACTCACGCCCTCGGAATACCAGGCTTTCATACTGCCCTTCTCCACAAACCACAAACGCTGTTTAGATGACGCAACATTCACCAGCAGCTCCGGAACCAGATTTGTGCCGCTAAACTCGGCATCTTCCCAAACGGCTTCATCACTGTCATTAATGTAAAAAGTCTGCGGTTTGTCATAACCGTTGACCGCAAACAGACGATTTTTAAACTGTACCGTCTGCCATTCGTCGTTTGTATAATTCTTTTCAAGATCGACCGGCGCTGAAGCGGAAGTAATATCCCACAACGAAGTGTCGGAAAAAGCAAAAAAACGGTTTCTCCCGGATTCTGACTTAAACTCGACCAGCGTCTTAACCGGCTTGCCTGTTGTCACATAACGCGCATATCCTTTGCGCAGCGTCACCTTGGTTTCGCTCGGAATATAGTTGTCCATCACAATGGCGTCAGTTTCGTCCATCAGGTCAAGACTGTCACGGGCATTCAGACCGCCGATTGGTGACGGCAAATTATAGTTTCCCGACTTATTTCCTCTATTCACACGACGTTGCTGCATTAACAATTACTCCTGCGATTTCCGGCTCTGTATCATAGCTGTATGCCAGATTAATATCCTTGGTTGCCAACCCGGAAGCATAAGCTTTCTTAACTTCTCGTTCATATTCGTTAAATTCTTCCTCGTACGGCATACCGTTGCGCTTATACCAGCGCCAGACAATGCCCAACTTCACCAGATATTCGTCAAACAGCGGAATATCGGTGTTTTTGCTAATATCCGTTTTCTCCGGGCTTTCACAAAATTCATTAGTCGGATCATAACAAATATTTGCCGAACGATAGTTAAAGACGATTTTAACGCCGTTTTCCGGCTGTGACAAAAACACAAACCGCCCATTCTGGATTTTAAATTTTATATCCACCGACGGCACGTTAAAATAACGCTCGCGCATATACTGCTCCGGCGTTATCGAACCAATAACCTTTTCAAACCGGTCTTTGATATAAACCGTATTATTGAGCAAAGAAAAGAAATCCGGGCAAAAATCCCGGATATTATAAACTTTCTTGTTGGAATGAAGCTTCAGCTCACCTTCCTTGGTCAATTCCTGCCAATCGCCATATCGGCGCAGGCTGTCCAGCGTGGATTTTGCGATACTCAAAAAAATCGCTTCCTGCTGAGAATTGGTATTAAACAGATCCTGAGGCTTTTGTGTTGCCACCAGGCTTGCCGCATCCTGACATATTTCTAAAATATTTAACATTACAAAAGCCTCATTTCAAAAAAATTATTTGTTTGCAGCTTCAAGCTTTTTTTTCAAATCCTGAATTTCTGCTTTTAATTTTTCAATTTCCTGATTTTTCTTGTCCAATTCTCTTGCAAATTCCTCTTCTTTTTTCTGCAAGACCGCCAGCGGTGCATTTCCTCTTGCCTGGTCCAAAAACTTAACCGCCAGTTCACGCTCTTTTGAAAGTTCAAGATCCTTTGCCTGCTCCCCGGTCAAACCGGCCAGCGCCTCAACCGTAAAAATCCCGCGGCAGTTAAGCGTTTTAATCTCTGCGGCAGTCAAAAAGGCAAACTGTTTCAGCGGCGAACCGTCTTTTATTTGTTTTTTTGCCAGCAAATAACGCTGATATTCCAACGCAAAGCGCTGTTTCTTTTCTTCCGTTGCCGGCTGGTCATAAACATCAGGATTGTCTTTCATGCGGATTTCCACAAAACAGACATCTTTGAAAACCGGCAATCCCTCTTTATTCACTTCCCCTGTTTTTTCCGCCCGGTCATAAAACCTGGCAACAACACCGGAATTCTGGTTGCCTTGCTGACTTTTAAGCATTTGCTGAAACAATTCAAAATCACTCATATTATATTCCCTAAAAAATTATTAATGAAAAAAGGGGAGAAAACTCCCCTTTTTTACTCGTTAACTGCCTGATTTGTTAATCAGAACCCCCTGCAACGCCGCATTAGACATCGTCATATTGCCGGCCCAGCCGATGATTTTATAAATCGCATCCTGATTAACGGCCATACGTTCCCCACCGATAACCTTCATATCACGGTCTTTGTGCGGCCGCAGATATAGATAATCTGTATTAAGAAAATATATATGGTCATCTGGACAGTTTCCGCCCTGACCGCCGTCACAAATAACGTCAGCTCCCTTAAATTTAAGCGTCTGGAAGCCGGCATCAGCCAGTTTGGGATCGTTAAAACGCTGTAGCTGCGTCAGTGAGCTTTCATACATCGTATACAACTCATCGCCGGTCACAATCAAATCAGGCTTATCCGTTCCGCGAACAAGCGACTGGTACATTTGGCGCATTGCCAGATTAAGCGAAGCAGCATCAAACGCAGCAGTCGCAGTCGTTGACTTATTGCGCCAGAATTCATTTCCAGAAGTCGCACGGTTAATGCCGCCGACCGTTCCGGTTGCCGGAGAATCTGCCACCAAGAACTTCAAACCGCCGATTTCCTTACCGGAAGAACCGGTCCCATCGCCGTAAATTGCAGCAGAAAGCTGGTTTTTCATGGTCTTGGCCGCATTTTCAATTCGGCGGTAAAACAAATCAATAACTTGCTCCGCCCCTGAGTTCTTCAGCTGATCTTCGCCGGAAATCGCCACCGGAACGGCACAAAGTTTCAGCACATATTCAGCTGCGGTAAAAAGCTGTTTCGGCGTATAGGTAATGCTGTCATAACCATTGTACCAAAACATATCGCCTTCACCGTATTCCAGTTCTTCCAAAATCTTGGAACCGCCGGAAATCTTGCGGATTTTGCCCTTGTCACGCAGACGTTTGAGCAAAGCATTATTTTTACTAACATCGTCCGCCAGCTTTTTGGTACGGTTTTCCAAAGTGGTGGTAAAAATGTCATCATAATTTGAATTAGGACTTGCCATCTTTTATATTCCTTTTAATAAAAAATTAACTTTCCCCTAAAATTCCAAACTGCTTTTCCAGAAATTCGCGCGTTGACAGCTCCGGCTCAGCGACGCCGGAAGGCTTTCCTTTCGGATTAAACCCGGCCTGCTTAGCCTTTGCCGCCTCCTCGGCCTTGGCTTTCAGCTCAGCTTCGGCTTGAGCCTTAACCATTTGGGCGCGGACATCCTTGTTCATCCACACAGCCTGCTCATAAGCGCTTTCCAAATCTAAAGCCATGCCGTTTCTGATCAGCATCGACATTGTGTCTTTGACTGCCTCATAATGCGGATGCACCGGCGCGCCGCTTTCATCTTTTGCCTCAACAAATTTTGAAAGCATTGTCTGTGCTTCCTGCATCTGCCGATTTTGCAACATTTGTTCAACGCCGTTAAGACGCTGCTGCAAGGCTTGAAATTCAGGAGATATATTGTTTTCAGGAGTTGTATTCTGCCCGGCAATGCCAAAAGACTGAGCCAGCGCATTGAGCGTATTTTGCGGGTCAGTCGCAAAAGCATCATCGATTTTAGCCAGATATTCGACCCACTCGCGGGCATTATTCACTCCGATTTTGCTCAACCGTTCCTGTCTGGAATTAAAAATATCATCCATCCATTTTCGTTCTCGCAATTCATTGTTCAGCCGTGAAAAACCTTTTACATTTTCGCTCTCCCGCTCATGCAGATATTTGCGCATTTCGGGTGTGAGGGATTTAAAAGCCTCGGCATATTCTTTTTTAAAGGTGTTAGGAGCTTCCAGATACGGGTCAACTTCCGGATTCGCTGCACCGCCAACCTGTTCTCCGTTGCCTTCATTAATAATATTTTCAGTTTCGGGTCTGTCCGTTTGCGGTTCAGCCTGGAACTGTTGTTCTAAAAAATCTCGTGTTTCGCTCATTTCCAAATCAACCTTTTATAATTGCGAATGAAGTCAGCAAAGCATTCTGCCCGCTGAGCTTTTTCTTGGTTATATCGGACATTTCGCCTGAAATCATCCGAATAATCGCTGGCTAAAGCAAGACCATTGCGTTTTAACCAGCGCTCAATGTCAGCGACCGAAGATGCCGTACTGCCGTCAGGCAAAACAACATCTTCAGTCCACTCTCTTGAAAAATTAGCCATTACCCCATTTTCCTCCTTAGCCGCTGTAAAAGTTCGGAGAGTGCGTCAGATAGAGTAGTTTCTAGGTATGAGAAAAATCCTAGTGTACACAGAAGTACATGGATTTTTCGAAGCACCGTAAAACTGCTCTAGATGACGTGCTATACGAACTTTTACTAAAAACCTTTCACAAAACCCGTCGTAATATTTGCATTCACATCCTGCTTAGCGGCAATTTCCGCCGCTTTCAAATCTGCCTGCAAATCCATCTCTTTGTTTGTTAACTCAAGCTTTGTTCGCTCAGCCTGTTCTTTCAGGGCAATTTCACGGGCTTTAATGGCATTCTGCTCTTTTTTAATTTCATATTCCTGCTGGTTTTTCTGCTGCTTAACCATAATATCCGGTGTCGGCTGCGGCGGTTGTTTTGGCTGATTTAACTGCTGTTCGATCGCAGAAAAGACTTTTTCAATCACCGCCTCAAACGGCCGCGACCGCGGAATAGTAGCCACCACCGCATTAACCATCTGCCGATAAAGCGGCAGTAACAGGGGCTGAGCGGAAACAAGCTGAAACGCCTCGCTGATCATCTTTGTCACTGTCTGCGTCGCTTCAATAGTCTTTTGCGCTTCCTGTTCCTGGTTGTAAACCTCCTCAGTTTCAACAGACAGCATCATCCCGCGCATTTTGTCGGTTTTCAAAAGCTCAATCGCCTGATTAACGGCTTCCTGATTCTGCAAATCCTCCGGCGTCAAAAACTGCATCAGCGTATCGACAGAAAACTGCTCACAGATAATCTCGGCTTTCAAACGATACAAATCACCAATAAAACGTTGCATATCGTTTTGACGGTCCTGATTGCGCAACGTACCGAAATTAGTCTTGCGCGTTACCGCCGTCGCCGTTTCGTTTGGGTCTGCATTTCCGCGCATGATGTCGGAAACACCGGTAATCTGATAAACGCTTTTAATAATGTCGTCCCGCCGCTGCGCCAAAGCCTGCAAAGCGGTGATGTACTGGTCAACCGGCATAAAGTCTATTATGCCTTTGATTCCCCCGGCTTCTCTTAATTTTTCAAAATCAGCGACCGCTAGCAGCGAAACATCCTTGCTCAAAATATTGGCCAAATTTGAAAACGAACTATCATAAGCACCACTGACTTTCAAAGCCCTCATCGTCAGCCGCATCCGCTCAATAACGCCACTCAACTCATCCAAATCAGCTTTAATCATCGCATAATCCGGCACCGGAATAATGCTGTCATTGGTCTGCGTCGCAAAAATCGGCTTCGGACAAGGGAAAAATCCGCTAATTCTTAAGGGATCGTCACTCACTTTCAGAAAACGGCTTAATTCATCTTTCCACAGCCAAAAAACGCGTTTGCTTTCCTTGTCCCAGATTTCATAAACGCAAATTTGCTTGGTTTCATAGTCTTTCTCGTCTTTTTCCACCAAAAAATCGCGGATTTCTTCACCAAAGTTTCTAATTGCGTCACTTTTCGTCATAAAGAGCTTTTTGGCAACCCAAACCACATCTTCCCAAATCCCGACATGATCCACATCGGCAATAAAATTTTTCGGGTCAATATATTCAGAAACGACCGTTTCTCCGATTTTAACGTCGACCGTCTCACCGACAGCGTTAACAATCTGCCGAAATTCAGGCTTATATTCTTCCCAAAGAATACCGCAGCCGGAAATCAGATAATCATTGCGCGCATATTTTGCCTTCGCATCAAAATCAAAACGGCTCAAATCCCACTCCAAAGCCCTTTCCAAAATCTTGCAAGCCAGAGCTTCTGCCGGATTGGCGTTTTTATTAATCCTGTCAATATAAGGCTTGGGCTGCTTGAAATATAAAAACGGCTTCTGCGTTTCAATTCCCGACCAGAAAATATTGTACGCTCCTTTTGTTTTCAGACCGGAAACATCCACTTTTTGCTTGGCTTTGTAACTTTCCCGGGTTTCATCAACAAGTTTGTAATAATCGTCATATTTTTTTTCGGCATGGTGAATTTTATCAGCCCAAAGCTTTGCCAAATCATTCATATTTTCATTCATTTTCTACCTCAAAAACACCCAGCAACGAACTATCCCTCACCATCACCACATCCGGGTCATAAGTCGGCAGCTCGTCAAAACAATGGAACAGCACCCTATCGCCGATTTTTATATCAGCCTTGACATCCGGTCCCATTCCCTCGACAATGCCGGTTGTCCGCGGCTTTTCTATTGTATCGGCAACAATAATGCCGCCTTTGGTCTTTTCTTCTTTCGGATCAAGACGGATTGCCACCCGGTCTGTCACCGGTTTAAATTTAATCATTTGCAATATTCTCCCATTACCAGGAATTATCATTCCCGGAGCTTGCCAAACTAAACAGTTCTTCAACAGACACATTTCCGTTGCCGTACATCTTCGGACGGCCGCTGTCATAAACAGGCTCGGCAAAAGTTAAAACAAAAGCGTCCGCTTTATCCGGCGAACGCATCAACAACTCTTTTATATCGTCCTTTTTTATCAGCTTAAGACGACCGTATTCGTCATATCCCAAAGGAACGGCAAACAATTCGTTCTTAAAATCCTCATCATCGGGAATCTGCACCGGCAGCTCACCGTTAAACCAAGCCGCCGCCTCGCCGTACATTTCCGCGCGTTTGTTAAAATAACGGTCTGACTTAATTGCCTTTGCGCCAAAATTAACGCCTTTGACAACCTCAGCCATACCGCGCGCCATGAGGATGTCATAAACGCCTGCGCCGGAATTGCCAAGGTCAAGAAAAACCCGTGTCGGCCGATTCTCGCGAATAACTGCCGTCAGCCGGTCAGCCACTTCAACCGTATCAAAGCCTTTCATTTCAACAAATTTATAGCACCAGCGCCCTTTTCTAAAACAAAAGACGGTTTTATCATCACCTTTTCTGGCAATATCCACGCCGATAATCAGCGGCGACGTACTGCCGTCCATTTTCGGCTTAACCGCTTCCGCTACTTTGTCATAACGGAAAAGCTTGCTGTTTTCATCATCCATAGCCTCAAAAGAGCAGTAAAACTCCTGCTGTATCATGCTTTCGCTCATCCCCGCGCGCCGTTCTTCTTCAATTACCCCCAGAGGAACGGCCTTCGTATCATCAACCGTCAGCTTCTGCACAAACCATCCGGCAGCCAAAGCGGTGTTATAGAGCGTATAGCCGTGATTTTTGCCGCGCGGCGTATAAATAAACAAAGCCCAGCCGCCGTTTTCAGCCAAAATAGGACGAATAAAATCCCATGAAGCCGGATCAGCCAGAGAATATTCAGAAAACACCACGCCGACCGGATTTGAACCGACAAGCGCATTGTAATTGTCTGAACCGACACACTGCCAAATACTGCCGTTCCATAGTTCAATCTTCATTTCCGTTGAATTAACCGACTTTCTGAGCGGCAGCGGAAAAACCTGATCAATAACCCGTCGCCCCTGCTTATCAATCGCGTCCCATACCACCTTGCGCGCCTGCGTGTTGAGCGGCAGCATATGCCAATAAACGCCGACCCGCTGCAACATGGCTTTAACCGTCCAGTTCAGGGACAGGCTGTCCTTTCCGGCGCGGCGATGCCAAATTGCGATTGCGCGCTTAACCCCGCTGTTCAGGGCTTTCCACAACGGACGTTGATAATCGCGCGGATTCCAGCCGTTTGGAATTTGTATCTCCGTTGTTGTCATCGTCTTCCCAGTTATACTTCTTTATAATCACATTCGTCCCGCCAGAAAGATTGGTTGTCGTTTTAGTTTCCCAACCCTCAAAGCAATTTTGCAGAATCCAGTCAGCCTTATGATCTTTGCTGAGATTACAGCGGTCAATCAGATACACTTCACAAATTTGTTTAATACGGGCAACGATATGCGCATATTCTCTCTTTTTTCCGTACTTGTTCAATGTTTCGTTGGTAATGCCCATATAACTGCAAATACCCTTTACACTGATTGATCCTTGCCCTAAAATCGGCGCACCGCTTTTGGAATAACCGATTATATCGTTTTCCTTTTCATTAAAATAAGCCGTTGCCAACGCCGCCATTTCTTCTGCGGAACGAAAAGACGGCGGACGACCGCCCAACAGCTTGAACTTATCGTCAAACTCCGGCTTTTTTTCTTCGTTCATAGACAACTTCCCTACAAAAAAGCCTTTCGGTATCAATTCCGAAAGGCTTTCTATTAACCACCCAACTTAAGGAGAACCGGATGAGAAAGGAGAACATCCGGCAAATAGCATACTAAAAAGCTATTATAACAAAATGACTATCACAAAATTAAAAAAATGTCCCATCAAAAAGTGTGGCAAAGTGTGGCACTTTTAGACAAAACAAAAATTATTAATTTTTCACCTCATCAAAAATACGCTTTAACAGACGGTCAGCCCAACGATAAATATATTTTCGGTCTGATTTGTTCGGGCTGTAATGATAAGCAAGCACTTTTTTGGGTTGTCCTGAAAGAAAATCGCGTAAAAAAACATATTCGTTCGGATAAATCAGCGGCGGCGACATCCAATGCTCATCAATAAACCAAGCCTCAGAAATATCACGGCTGGTAATGTCCGGGCGCAACATGGCAGCATCATTTTCATTAACAGGCGGCGGCGCAACCCGATAAAAATCCGTCGTTTTGCACCGCGGCCGTTCAATATCCGGTAACCAGCGCATAACTTCAAAATATTTTTCAATTTTGGCCTTAACGTCATCAACGCTTTTTATGTTTAAAATCATTGCTATCCCCTTTCATTTCAAGCCTCAGCGGCATTTTTTATCCCTCTCCGACTCAAAGGAAAAACGCTTATCGCGCGTAAATACGATTCAGAAAACCCCTTAAAATCAATGTTTTACCATGATTTTCAAGGATAATTGGCGCTCTAGTCCGGCGGGTCAACGCCCATCAAAACCCATAATTTCCCTTGGTTTCGGGCAAAAGCGACAATCTGCCGGCACAACCATTTTTTCTCAACCGAACATCCCATCTTTTTTTTCTTCAGCCAATTTTCCAATCCGACCCGGAGCGTCGTATCCGCAGCCGCATAGGGTTTGAAAATCGGGTCTGTAAAATCGATTTTGAAGTTTTGAGTTATTTTGACCTCATCCGCACCCGGCTCATGCGGAGCTGACAACCAAGGCTTAAGCGGGGGTTTAAGCTTTGAGCCCGCCGCATAATCCATCCTTGCCGAGCTCGGCGGCGGGAGAATACCGCCGCTTACTGCCTTACTGCCATTCTCCCCAACTGCCGTATTCCTTTGACTTTCCTCCCCTTGAGGGGTGACGCGGGCAGCGGCGGGGTGTCCATCAACTGCCTTACTGCAAACAGGGACCGTGCGCCCTGTTTGGACTGCCTTACTGCCCGACAAACCGCTTGTCGGGAACTGCCCAGCTGCCGGATTATCCACAGGGGCATTGTGCATAACTTGGTTTTCCCCCACACCCCCTTTCCCATAACCCGGTAATTCTGAACGCAGTGAAGAATTACAATAACCAATAATCCTATGAGCCATGGCTGAATTTTCGGCAAACTCTTTTCCGCAAAGGCTTTGAGGCCTTTCGCATGACGTTTTTCGTTTTACATTTTCGTTTTTCGCATGACGTTTCGTTATACATGCCGCTTCTGCGCCAAACGCTTGACCTGATTGACTTTGCACGCTTTCGCATGACATTTTTCGTTTTACGTTTCGTATGACGTTTTTATTTTTCGTATGACATTCTTCATAACCGGAAAAATCTTGCTCAACCCCTTGTCTGACAACGCCTCCAGCCGAATTGCAATCATTTTTCGTTTTACGCTTTTGCGTCATACGAAAACTTTTCTCTTCTTCGTATTTTTCACGCCGCCTGCGGTTAATTTCTTCCCGGTTATTCTCATAATAAGCCGCCTGCCGTTTTGACCTTCTTTTTGCCTCCTGTCGCCGTTCAACCCCGATTTGCGCATTATTGCGCTGAGCATCGCTTTTTCGATAATAACCGGCATTATATTCGTCAATCACATCCAGCACCATGGCAAAGGCAACCTGCGCTGGAGGTGACAAATAAGAGAAATCAAACCCTTCACCGGAACGATGTTCATCCCAGTAATAGGCATAGTCGTCGACGGCATAAAAAACCTCAAGAATAATCTCTGCCGGGAAGCGCCCGTCCAAAGACCTCCTGACATCTCTCGGCATCATGTAAGATTCCCTAATATATCCCACAGACTTTCCTCTCTCTCAAACGAATATCCTGCTACAAAAACCCTATTTCAAACAAATATACCGCTTATCCTTCTCCCAATAACTTCTTTCCAATCCATTCCGGCCAACAAACGCTGACGGCATTTCCCAATGCCTCATAACGCGGTTTATCGTACATTCTTTTTATCTTTCCGTTTTTATAAAGAACCTCAACATCAGTCCAATAATCGGGAAATCCCTGTAAACGTTCGCATTCAAGCGGCGTAAGCCTGCGAACTAAATTGCCGTCAAAAACACCATGCTGATCCTGTGTCGTTAACGTAAAAGAATTATCTCCGTTATTTTTAAAACGCCGGTCATTTTGTCTTTTTTTCTCTCTTCCCGGCGTCAATACGGGGACGACAATCTTCGGTTCAAGATTTCCTCCTGGAAGCGAATTTAAACATGGACTATGCCCCTCGATAGAATAAACCCTATCTTGTTGATGGTTCTTTTCTGTTTTGTTTAATTGTATAACTTTTCTGCAATTAACAGCCTTTTCGTTGCTTTCTCCGAAAGGAAATATTTTGGATCCGGATTTTCCTCTAAGACGTCCGACAAAGTATATTCGCTCTCGATCTTGGGGTAAAAACCATCCGCTATCAACAAGCTGCCATTCGCAGTCATATAGCCCAATGTCGGCAACTTCTCGCAAACATCTGATAAAGTCAGCTCCTCCGTCACTTGTAAAAAGGCCTTTGACGTTTTCAAAGATAAAACACTCAGGCTTAATTTCCCGGATAATCCTGATCGCTTCAAAGAACAAATGGCTTCTAGCGCCTGCCAAACCTGCCCGCTTTCCAGCATGCGACAAATCTTGGCAAGGGAATCCGAAAGTGATAATGTCGGCACACAGTCCTGAAACATCTCTAATTGTCGTGACATCGCCCAGCTCCTTTGCTTTTGGAAAATGTTTTTTATAAATATTAATTGCATTTTTATTTATTTCGGAAAACCAGTGGTTTTCAAAGATAAAACCGGCCTTTTTTAACCCCAGGGCAAAACCGCCGATACCGGAAAAAAGATCGATATAATTTATACGCTTCTTCATTCCGCTGCCCTTTCCAGATAATCAAAAATTGAAAGCTGCTTTTTAGCATCTTCAAGTCTTGTGACACTGGCAGCCCAATAATCGCGGTCTTTCTCTATGCATATAAAACGCCGGTTAAGATTATGACAGGCAACAGCTGTTGTCCCTGAACCGGAGAAAGGGTCAAGAATCACACACCCTTGATTGCTTGAGCGTTCAATCAGATAGCTGATCAAGTTAAGCGGCTTTTGAGTTTCGTGAAAGCGGCCTTTATCCTGACAAATCGGGAAATCCAGCACATCCTGCGCCTTACTATCAACGTTCCATGGGCGGCGTAGGTCTTCGTATTCCCGGCGTAGGTCTTCGTATTCCCGGGCAAAAAATCCTGTTTTTTGTAACCTGGCGTATAGCTCCGGCGTCGGGAACATATATTGGCTGTCGGCGAAGTAATGGCGGGAAACAACGCTGTTGGTTTCAGTCAATTTGTTGATGTATTCGGCAAACTGTTTTTCGGTGGTGTAGCCGCGGGAGGCCATCAGTTTAGCCTTTTCGCTGCGCATATACTGCTTAATGCTGGCAAACAGATCTGGATTGCTGAACAGCATGGTCAAACCGCTTTTGTCCTCGCCTTTATCGTAAAACAGAATCCGCTCTGTAATCGGCGAAAATGAACGATAAATATTATATCCCTTGGTTGTTTGTGGATTAGTCTTACGCCAAACAATGCTGTTTAAAAGATTAAAGCGCTTATCAAGCTCGATCTGCACATAAGCGGCGGTCTTATCATCGCCGAACCAATAAAGAGAAGCATTATCTTTCATTACGCGTTTAAGCTCATCGGCAATGCGTCCACACCAGGCTTGAAACTCAAAAATATCTCTCCATTGATTATCCCATTCATTTTTAACAATTTTAAAATAAGGAGGATCGGTTAACACCAAATCAACACATTTATCCGGGAGCTGTTTAAGAATATCCAAACAATCCCCACAGATAATTTTATTCATATTTTCTTCTAAAAAGGTCATTGTTATCTCACTCCGTTCCAGTCAGCCCAAACAATTTCAGAGCGTTGTTTGCCTTTTTCCCAAATAAACCAGGCAAATTCCATAACGGGATTACCATTTCCCAGAAAATCAACCTTATTCGGAATCACAATTATTTTTGTCGGCGGATTTTCCTTATAAATTTCAGCCCGGGATTTCCCCGTCAGATAACGAATTGGCAAAAAGAGAGCCAAACACTTGTCGGCAAGCCGCAAGCCCTGTAAAATAAACTCATACGACAAATTAAAAGGCGGATTGGTCACAATATTGTCCACATGGGTATTTTCAAGGAGAAAATCTATAGGATGAGGTATCCGGTCATAATACCCTCGGTCAATTAAATCAGTTGATGCGACGGTATAGCCGGCGGCCTTCAGAACTTCCGACATTCTGCCGTCGCCGCAGGCACACTCCCAAATATCGCCCTCAAATTTGTGATTGTCTAAGAGCGCCCTCGTCATATACTCCGGCGTCGGATAAAAATCATCACCCTGCCGAACCCCTGAAGCGCCTCCTGCTATTCTTCGCTGATCTTTTTTCATACTGTCCCCAAAAGAAAATAAGGCGGCAGCACCTTTACCACCGCCTTAAAATTTATCTGCCCTGCGGTAAATCGCCGTAATAAAGCGGTAAACCAACCTTTTCTTTAATTGCGGCCAGCTCCTCATCAACAGCCAGCTCAATCGCTTTATCAAGGTTGATAACCTCATACCACCAGATAACCGAACCATTATTAAGGCGATAACGCAGACGGCAGGGCAGCTGATAAGCTTTTCCGCCCTCCAATACCGGAATCACAATAACAAACATGTTCGGCACCTTAACAGCATCACCGTTAACGTCAGTATGTTCGCTGGAAAAATTAATTGTTGCCTCGCCGGTGTTCAAATCGTGCTTAATGACGGCTCTTTCGTCAGCTCGAACAGCAATGCCTTTGGAGAGTTCAACCATTTTATTAACCGGTGCATAAAGCCCGCCGCAGCGCATTCTGATTTCTTTTAAGGCCGGGCTTTCTTTATCCGGCGCTGGAGGCTCTGCCAGATCCAAAACATTTTGTTCAATAAACATAGCAAAATCAAGCTGGCTCATTTTTTCGCCGTTATTATCAGCCCAAGCCCGCAGCTCTTTACTGAACGGAAAAGCATAAACAGCCTTATGCTGTTCAAAACTGGCCTGCTCTTTGGTGGCACAATCAAAAATGCAGGTAATTTTCTGCTGTTGTTTATTGTAAAAAATTGCCGAATTATCCGATTTATAACGGTTTGTAAATTCAATAAAGCTGTCACAAGTATGCAATGCCGTCGTACCTTTCAGGGATTCCGGGGCAATTCTTTCCTCGTCAACAAAATCCTTGACATGTTTAATGCTCATTCCCTGCGGAGCAATAACGAGGCCGCCGGTACCCTCAGCCGGCAAAATGCGCGGCTCAAAATATTTTTCTACAATCTCTTTAACATCCGTAACAACGGTATTTTGATTATCCATTGATATCTTTCCTTTCCTGATCAAAGTTTACGACTTCCCGGTTGCCGGCAATAACATCAAACGGCAAACGCGGTTGTTTGGGGTTTTCACGGCAAACCCCCTTGCCGTCCTCTGAAAGCCAGAAGATTGTGCGATTTCGCGGCTTGGGCGGATTTTTACTTTGAACATCCGCCGTCATTGTGATATTGCCGCTGTCCAAAACAAGAGTAATAACCACCGCAATCTGTGCTTTGGCCGCTCTCATACCATCAATATCACAGCGCTCTTGTAGTTCTTTCAGAGATTCTTGCAATTTAGCTGAACAATCAGCATTAAACTGTCCATCTTCCAACTCCGCTATAACGCGGCTAAAATCTTTAATGTCATTAGCCATTTTTTTTTAATTTTCCTCCTTTTCATTAATGTTAAAAAAATCGTTTGGCGTAACCTCCCCACCCGTATACGCAAAAATCTTTTGCATATTTTCTAATCTTGGAACTCTAGCACCTCTAACCCATCGCAAAACAATCGTATGAGGCAAATTCAAATCTCTAGCCATATCACTAACTTTTTTATGCTCCTTATCCAAATATTCTTGAAGATTCATATCAATAATACCTCCCGCGAATATAATAAACATATATGGTTTATTTAGTCAATACATTAATAAACATATATGGTTTATGTGAATAAAAGCCTCTTAATTATATTGAAAACAATAAACCTTTTTGGTATAATTTACATAGAATCAATGAGGTACAACTATGGATAACAAAATAATAAAAAACAATATTAGAGAGCTGCGCAAAAAAAGAGGGCTAACTCAACAACAACTAGCTGAAAAATTAGGCATCAGCCAAGTACATCTTGGACGGTTAGAAACCAATGCGCGGTCCATGGATTTAGAACAAGTTGAAAAAATCTCAGCTGCTTTAGGTGTAAAACCTTATGAATTACTTCCACAAGAATGGCAGCCGGAAGAAATCAGCCCGGAAGAAAGAGAGATATTACGAATGATCAGGAAAACAGCCGCACCTCAGACTGCGGATAATCGCGATATACCGCCATCGCCAGACAGTCAGACAAATACTCAAAAATCGCCACAAACACCTTTCAAATTTGATACTAATGGAAGATAAAAATGACGGTTGAAGATAATTTCCAAATATCTGATCATTATTTGCACATATTTAATTTGACAACTAAAACATATTATTATACACTATTGCTACTTTGAATTTTAACAAAGGAGCATATATGAAAAAAATATCCATATTTTTTCTTGCTTTAATCGCTTTTATAGAATTTGCCGAAGCCAAATACGTTAAGCCTTATTATAGAAAAGACGGTACTTTAGTTCAGGGCAGCATGAAAACCATTTCAAACAAATCTAAGCTTGATAATTACAGTTCACAAGGCATGATAAATCCATATTCCAATCAAAAAGGATATAAAAATCCGTATAAACCTCAAAAATATAAAAGAAAAAAATAATGAAAACAAAGATTCTTTTAGGTGTTATAATCATTTTATTAATGATTATTGCAAAATCGCTAAATTTCAAAGATAATAAACATTCCGTTGCCTGTGTAACTCTAGAAACAGAATGTTGGCAACAAACACAAAATCTTATTAATAATAATAAATATGACATGTCTCTAATAGCCGATTGCTTTACAACACTTAAATTTTCAGGTTGTAATATTGAAAGCTATAAACTTGTTTTTGGAACAAATAAATAACTCAATTTTTTCACAGCCCGAAAACACCTTGTTTCCGGGCTTTTCTTTTATTGTGGATAAAAATAAACATATATGGTTTATTTTTATCTTGACTAAATAAACCATATATGTTTATTATCAATTCATCTTAACCATTTAAGGAGAGATGAATTATGAAAATAAGATACATAATACTCGTTGCCGCCGTTATTTTCATCGGTTGGAACAAATTCCAATACAATAAGTCTTTTGACCATGTTGAACAACTGGTTAAAGAAATTCACCGCAATCAGCAAATCCAGCACAACAAGATATTGACATTACAGGCTTCAATGTACGGCGTTGAGGTTAATTATGAATAATCTCTGGCTTTCCTACCCGGCTAACAAACCAGCCGTCGAAGATTACGGCAAACTTTTCGTAATTGCCGTTAAAAATCCTCACAAAATCAACAAATACGGTTACTCGCCAGCAATTCCCGATTATCAAATTGAGCTTGCCACCTGGACTATCGGCGGTTGGCTTCTAAACGAGTTCAAATGGAATGGGCAGCATCTTTCCAATAAAGCCGCCGTAGTTTTTTTTCTAAAACTTCCCAATTTCCCCGGAGAAAGAACCTCCATTTAGGAGGTATTAACACGCCTCAATCTGTCGGAATTCCGACAGATTAAAAAGGCAAAATTTATTAACTTGTTGAGGGGGATCAATCCCCTAAATGGAGACTTTAATGATTGATATAAAAAAACTGCGTGAAGAATACGAAAAAACGTGGCCGCCGATCATAGCACGCAATGATATTGCGGCCTATACAGGCGGCCTATATACAGCCGGCACAATGCAGGTCTATGACAGCAAAGGAATCGGCGTTAAAAATCTTATCCGTTTGAAAGGTCGCAAAATCGGCTATCCAAAACAAGATTTAATTGACTGGTTATTAAACCGGATTGAGGTCACCAATGTTAAAACAGCAGAGTAAAGCCTTAACGGCTTCTTATAAAGCAAAAACTTTGCCTACGGGCTGGTACTACTTTTCCTGTGCCGGAACAAAACCGCAAATCGGTAAATATGTCAAACCAACAGATTTTCAGCTTCAATACGCAGCTGAGCATAATATCCCGAAACCGGCACCAACAATTTATGCCTGCCCGGGCATATTCACCGGCGCTTTGGACACTATCACAATTTTAGCGCCTGTCCCAGCTTTTGAAGCATTACATTAGGAGAAAACAACCATGGAAATCAGTATACAAGAACAAATTAAATGCGTTGAAAGAGAAATTGACATGCGCAAAAAAGTTTATCCCCGCCTCGTCATCAATGGAAAAATGACTGAAGGGCAAAAAAACAAAGAAATTGCTGCCATGAATGCCGTATATAACACGTTAATTCTTGCTCAGCGCATGCACATCCACCGCTCTTTTAATCAACCAATAGAAAACAAAAACGCCTAATAAAAATAAGGAAAAGGAAAAAGAAATGAGAACTGCAAATATTTTAGAAAACTATGATGAAGTTAAAAACGCTATGATGAGGGGCGAAGACATCTCTTTTGAAATCTGCACGGAGGCAGTTAGTGAACCAGTTAGTGATAAAGCTAGTGAACAAGCTTCTTATAACAAGCTCTCACAATACCGCATCGGTGATCCATACTCCGTTAACGGTGAAATCATAGGCGTTATTTCTGCCATTACCGTTGATAACGGCATTGCCAAAGTGCTTGTAACCGCGTTAGAAGATTTGTGCGATAATATAAACTGGTATGATGCGTGTGAAAAATGCGAAAATCTGCCACATGGCTTTTACCTGCCGGAAAAATCAGATATTTGTATTCTCGCTGCTAACATAAAAAAAATTAACGCCGGTCTGAAAAAACACGGCAAACCTTTTAAAGATGACGCATATTATTGGTCGTCGTCCGAGTATTCGGACTACGGCGCGTGGTTCTTCTGTACGGGTAATGGCGCTAGTCAAGGCGGCGTGTACAACTACGTTAAGGACAATACCTATAAGCGCGTTGTTCGCCCGGTGCTAGCTTTCACTTTTTCCCTTTAACTTTTTTTAAGAAAGATGAAACATGGGCATTTTTAAATCATTAACAACAATAGCCTCAACACCTATTCGGTGCTTGGGAGAACTTGGCAAAGATCTGTCAAGCTTAGCAGATGACCGCAAAGATGAATCTGACGGTATTTTAAGCATCACAACGCTAGGAGCATCAAGCATCATCAAAGGTACTATTAAATCAATCAAAAAAGCCGGAGAGGAGCTGGACGAATGAGTTTAACAGATGATTGGAAAGCCGGGGAAAAAATTCGTCTAATTATAAAAATTTATTAAATCTTTTAACCCGAATAAATGAGGTACTTGGAAATGATAAATAAAATTAAAACATGGTGGCAATCAAACCGCCCCGTCCTGACAACACAGAAGAAAATTGACGACCTTGTCATTGGTTGTATGCTCCAACTTGATAAACAAAATGAACTGTCAACATGGGCCGCAATCAACCCTGTTATTTCAAGCCTGAACGAGCTTGAGAAAAACACTTGGGATGTTGAGAGAGTCCGAATTATGAAAAAATGGCTAAAAGATAATTTTGAGGTGATGAAATGAATATTGTTGAAGTGTCTAATTGTGTAAAACAAGGAACTAGAATAAGACGAAAAATATGGGGAAAATATACCTACATATCTTTTGAATGGGATTCTTTTACCGGAAAATGGTATTTTCTGACACAATCACGAAACCCATTCTTTCTGGCAGCACATAGTATTTTGGCTAATGACTGGGAATTATTGAAATGAGTGCAGAAAAACCAGAAGTCGGTGATGTGTGGAATTTGGGGCGAGATATGTATATTACGGAAATATACGATGGCTATACTACTGCGATATGTTTAATAAAAGATAATTATGGATTTGCACTTGAAAAATATGACGTGAAATTTTTACAAAAATATGGGGTTTATCTCGGCAAGAGCAAAGCCAGAATTAATGATTTGTTTGAGGCCGATGATACTACCTCTACGGATATTATTGACCGCAATATCCGCAAGGAAAACATGCGCTTGCAAGCCGAGATTAACCGGCTTAGATATTTACTTAAGCAATGTATTCCAGCAGCAGAATTCGCCAAAGACAAAGGACTGGCAAATATGATTAACAAAGCCTTAAACGGCGAAAATGTTAAGGATGATAACAAATGAAATTTGAAGATAGATTTAAATTTAGAATTTGGGATGTGCAAAATCAAAAATATCATTTTTTCGATTTAACAAAAACAACAGAAATAGATAATTTAGCTTTTTTTGCGGATGGTGTAGCTCCTGATTACAATGAGCAAGTCAAATGTCCAGATAGTAATTGTTGGGCTTTAATAATTGAGCAATGTACCGGATTAAAAGACAAAAACAATAACCTTATTTACGAAGGCGATATTGTCGATTATGACGGAAAATATTGGAAAGTTTTTTATAGTACGGCAACCATGGAATGGGGTTTAATGGGAGATTGTTATTCAATTTACGGAAATAAAGTAAATCGAATAGATACTTATCAGATTAATTGTAAAATCATCGGTAATATTCGCCAAAACCCGGAGTTGTTAGATGATTAGACGTCTTATTTGTTGGTTGGGAGATTTATTCGGGTTAGATGATTAGACGTCTTATTTGTTGGTTGGGAGATTTATTCGGGAAGGATTGGCATAAGTGGGAAACTATTTCTGAAGTTCAATCTGAATATGAACCTGAAAATATTTATACACAAGAATATTGCAAACATTGTGGACAGTTCATCTATGGAACAAAACCTAAAGGAGAAATTAAGAAATGATTAAAGAACTTTTCTCAGAGCCCCATAAATTTGGGGCTTTTCTTTAATCTCCCATAATTAACTTTATCTCAAAATTGGGGACAGATTGGGGATAAATTCACGAAACAGATAAAACAAAAGGCTCTGCAATTTCTTGCAAAGCCTTTATTTCCTTTGGTTGCGGAGGCAGGATTTGAACCTACGACCTTCAGGTTATGAGCCTGACGAGCTACCGGGCTGCTCCACTCCGCGATAATAATCTCATACAGCAGCTTTCCTGCGGTACGACGTATAACTACGCTTTTTTTAACCGCTTGTCAAGCATTAATTCAAAAAAAATGAACGACATCCTCTTTTTTTTCGCTTTTCCTCCCGCTTCAAGCGATTATCTCTCTGTTTTTCAGCCCGCTCTCCCATACAATCGCGCCGTAAAAAAACAATATGTCAAAAAAACGGCCGGCACATAGTCCAAACCGCCGGCCGCAGTCCTTTATTTAATTAAATTAGTCACATCCTGAATAACCGACAAATTCCCGGCAGCTGTCCGCCCCTTGTCGTCATACAGCTCATAAGCAATCTTCTGCCCTTCAGTCATACGGTTGATTCCGGCCTTATGAACCTGGGTAATATGCACAAACACGTCTTTCCCGTTGTCCTGATTGGTGATAAAGCCGTAGCCTTTTCTCGTATTGAACCATTTCAATGTTCCATATAACAT